CAGGCACTTAGCGCAAGCCGCAGCGCGGATCGCTTGCGCAGTAGTAAGTGTCTTGGGGATACTATTCATTAGCGCGGCTAATGCAACAGCACCAATACATGATGGTATTCAAATACAACAAACCCCTAAACAATATGCAAAAGCCGTTTTACCATTTCATGAATATCAATGTGCTTTAACGCTTTACACGAAAGAGTCAAATTGGAGAAGTTCAGCTTACAATAAGAGCAGCGGTGCAGCAGGTATACCTCAAGGCAAAAGCACATGGTTGAGAACTGCTGATCCGGTAAGTCAGGTCAAATGGGGTATTAAATACGCATATAGTCGCTATAATGGAATGTGTAATGCACTAGAGGCATTTAAGACTAAGGGCTGGCACTAATGGGTAGTAAGCATCTGGGTTCGTTTAAGTGGAAACAGCAACGCTTGATTGTGTTAAGGCGTGATTGCTACATCTGTGCATATTGTGGCGAAGCAGCTAATGAAGTAGATCATATACAACCACGTGTGCTAGGTGGAACAGATGATTTGGACAATCTTGTGGCCTGTTGTCGCAGGTGCAATAGCAGCAAAGGTAAGCGTAGCGAAGCCCTTTTTTTAGGTCGGCAGTCTACCCCCCCTGTCTTTCAAGGCAATCTCTCTCCAAGAGCAGCCTCAGTCATCCCGGACAACCCTTTCGTAACCGAAACCACACCAGCCATTAACTGATGACTACCAAAGCAAAACCGCGTAAAACTGGGGCAAAGAAAAAACCGCTCATAGGCCACAAAATGCCGCGTATTCACACGCCTTTTCTCAAGGGTGAATCTCGTGTGCAGGAAGTTGCTGATCTAGCTGAAAAAATCTCGCTGCCTTTGCTGGAATGGCAATATCTTGTGTTAGAGGACATGCTGCGCATTGACAGTAAAGGAGAATTCCGCAGACGCACCCTAAGCCTGTTATGTAGCAGGCAAAATGGTAAGACTCACATAGCCCGTATGCTCATCTTGGCTCATCTGTTCTTATGGGATAGCAAAATGGTTATTGGTATGTCCTCAAACCGAAATATGGCCTTAGATACCTTTAGGCAGGTTGCAAACGCAATCGAGGATAACGAATTCTTAAAAGCGCAAGTTAAACAAGTTCGATACGCCAACGGCCAGGAATCTATAACTACACTTAAAGGCAATCGCTATCAGATTGTAGCTGCAACGCGAGATGGCTCTCGTGGACTTACTGCCAACTTTTTATTCATAGATGAGCTGCGTGAAATATCCGAAGAAGGCTGGAAAGCGGCCAGACCGACTACACGCGCTACTGGTGGTCAAACTTTAGTTTGCTCAAATGCAGGAGATGCTTACTCAACAGTATTAAATGATTTGAGAGAACGTGCTTTGTCATACCCATCACCTACACTTGGCTGGTATGAGTATTCTGCGCCAGCCCATTGCAAGATTGATGATCGTAATGCTTGGGCTATGGCTAACCCTTCTCTCGGCTTCCTCATTGACGAGGAAACGCTGGAAGAAGCAGTAGCAACAAATCCAATAAACAACACAAGAACCGAAATGCTTTGCCAATGGGTTGACAGCATGACATCCCCATTTACAACTCAAATGATTACCGATAATTCTGACTCTACGCTTCAAATAACACCGGGTGGCAATATTGTGTTTGCCATAGATGTATCTCCGTCAAAGCGATCTGGTGCATTATTGGCTGGCAAGTTAAATCAAGCCACAGGAAAGATAGAACTAGGGCTTATGCAGCTTTGGACTAGCGATGTTGCCATTGATGATCTAAAGATGGCGGCGGATGTCCACGCATGGGCGCAAAAGTTCAAACCGAGAGTAATTATGTATGACAAATATGCCACAGCTTCTATTGCTCAAAGATTGCAGCAATCAGGGCAGAAGTTAGAGGACTGCTCAGGCCAATCCTTCTACCAAGCGTGTGGTGAGATATTAGATGCGTTTGTCAATGTTCGCTTGACTCACTCTGGGCAGAAAGAACTTACTGAGTCATGGTTTAGTGTAGGGGCTAAGACTAATGATGCTGGCTGGAGAATTGTGCGCCGTAAATCGGCTGGCGATGTAACTAGCGCAATCTGCTCGGCAATGATTGTCCATTACCTAACCAAGCCACAATCGACACCACAGATATATGTTTGATAATCGTCTTACAATGTGAGATAATTTGCAAAATAGTGTAAGGTTGGTGTATGGGTTTATTCTCTCGCTTTAGCAAGCCAGCAATAATCGAAGCGCAGTATGCACCACCGGTAATGGCCGACACTTACCAATACCAAATTCCTTACAATTTACTTTCAATAGATCGCATCTCAGCGATGTCTATTCCAGCTGTTAATCGTTGCCGTAATTTAATCTGCAACACAGTTGGCGCAATGGAATTAAAATTAGAATTAAAACGGACTGGCGAATACTTACCTAAGTTGCCGTGGATGGATCAATTATCTAAGAACCAACCTATGCCAGTTACGCTTGCATACATATGCGATAGCCTTTTATTTTTTGGTGTCAGTTATCTTGAAATTGAAAGCGTGTATCAGGACAACGGATACCCTGCATCATTTAATTGGGTTGCTAACTCTCGCGTTATTCCTAAATACAACAAAACAAATACATTTATTGAAAGTTACGCAGTTGATGGCGCAACACGCCCAATGTCAGGGCCAGGCTCACTCGTAACAATCCAGAGCATGACCGATGGTCTGTTACAAGTCGGGGCGCGAGTTTTGACATCTGCTTTAGATTTGGATCGTGCTTCTAGTGTTGCAGCTTCTACACCTATGGCTACTGGAGTTCTTAAAAATACTGGCGCAGACTTAGGCGAATCCGAAGTTCAAGGTTTACTAGCTGCGTGGCGCAATGCTCGTAACAATCGTTCAACTGCTTACTTAACTAGCACACTAGAATTTCAGCCTGTCGCGTTTTCACCTAAAGACATGATGCTTAATGAAGCAAAGCAATACATGGCAACTGAAATTGCCAGACTTTGCAACGTGCCTGCATATTACATATCAGCAGACATGAACAACAGCATGGTTTATAGTAATTTGCAAGACGAGAGGCGAAATTTTGTTTCACTAACTTTGCAATCCTATATTTCTGCAATAGAGCAACGCTTTAGCATGAATGACATAACTCCATCAACTCAGAAAATTTGTTTTGATTTAGACACAGGTTTCTTGCGTGCTAACGCAATAGAGCGTTTAGCAGTATTAGAAAAGATGTTGGCTCTAGGACTAATTACGGTTCAAGATGCTATGGAAATGGAAGAACTCTCACCGAATGGAAGTGCAACAGATGCAATTAACCTTCAGTAGCAATATAGAGTGCGATCAAGGCCGCAGACTTATATCCGGCAAGATTGTGCCTTACGATGGCGAAATTGGCCAGACATCAATCGGCAAAGTGGTATTTGAACAAGGTTCAATACAACTGCCAGAAGCAGGCAAATCTAAGTTATTGCTTGAACATGACGCAAAAAAACCTATCGGCAAAGCCGTATCTTTTAATGAAACATCAGACGGCGTTTACGCATCATTCAAAATCTCCAACACTAGCCGCGGAACAGACTCACTAATCGAAGCATCAGACGGCCTTCGTTCAGGGCTTAGTGTTGGAGTCGAAGTTTTAGCATCACAACCGCGTAATGGCGTTTTGTATGTTCAATCAGCACGCTTGTTTGAAACAAGCCTTGTGCAAGCAGCTGCGTTTGACTCAGCAGCAGTAACTAGCGTTGCAGCATCAGCGGCAGAAACCGAAGATGAAGCACTACCCGAAATAACCCAACCAGAAAGTGAGGCCATCTTGGATACTCCAGATGCCGTAACACCTGAGGCTGTTGTAGAAACCCCTGCGGTTGAAGCCTCACGCCCAACAGTAACAGCAGCATTTTACGCTGCACCACGCCTTGAGTTCACAAAGGAAAAATTCCTAGAGAACACAGTTCGTGCAAAACTTGGAGATGACAATGCACGTCAATATCTCCTAGCAGCAGCAAACACAACAGATAACGCTGGACTTGTTCCAACACGTCAGCTAACAGAAGTTATCAACCCACTTGCAAACGCAGATCGCCCATTTATTGACGCAATCTCACGCGGCACACTTCCGGATGCTGGTATGACTTTTGAAATTCCAAAGATTTCACAAGTTCCAACAGTTGCAGTGACAGCTGAGGAAGCAGCACCATCAGATACAGATTTGAATGATGCTTATCTTTCAGTAGCAGTCCAGAAGTTCGCTGGACAACAAACATTCTCAGTTGAAATCCTTGACCGTTCAAGCCCAGCGTTCTTTGCTGAACTTGTTAAGAATATGGAATTTGCTTACGCAAAGGCAACAGACGCACGCGTTGCAACAGTAGTTGCAGCAGCAGCAACAGACGGCGGAAACCGCACAATGTCAGCAGCTAACCTTCTTGACTTCGTATCAGATGCAGCAGTTTCAGTTTATGCAAACACACTTGGTTTTGCACAAAACATCATCGTATCTGCTGATCAATGGGGCGCA